CATCATGATTCGGGAGATCAAGCACGCAGCAAGGACGATCCTCGACTGGATATTCGACGACTGGCTTGAGATATCCGGGCATCAGGGAAAGGGCATCCAGTTCGTCTTCAATGATCTCGACCCCACGGATGCCGTCGATTTCAAGAAGCTCCTCATCGAGCTCTACGACCGCAAGCTCATCAGCCGCTCATCTCTGCAATTGAAGATGGACCTTGACCCGGACACTGAAACGGCAAATCGACAACACGAAGGCAAGTCAGTCGATCTCCTGGACGAGAAGCAGGTCAAGCCCATCGTTGACATGGTTGTAGCCGGGATAATGGGCATCGAGACCGCCCAGGAGATGCTGGGGCTGGACCCGACAAAGAACCGACCGGGCGGCCAGACGGCGGCGTCCCTCTACTCCAGCGCAGATGTCGGCGAGATGTGTGACTCCTGTGCCTACTTCGGCGAGGAGCACAACCACTGCGGCGTCACCCAAGCTGAAACCACCTTCGATTCGCCCGCTTGTCGATTCTTCGGGCGCAAGGAAGTCTGAGGGCGCGAGTAATGCAGGCATCAATGTGCGCCATCGCCGCAGACACGGTGTCTCAGGCTCAGGCGATCCGCGAAGCCACGCTGAAGAGCCTCATGGCCCGCGACCTCTACGCCGAGCAGGTGGTTCACCAGCTTACGCAGTCGCTGAAATCGGCTGAACAGCAGGTGCGCACAGCGCTTGTCAACTACCGCAGCCTCGGCTCACTTCCCGACAACAAACTCGCGGCTCTGAAGGGTCTGGAGAAGCTGGACGCCGAGATTGCGGACGTGATGAAGGCGCTCAGAAAGGACCAGACCCTGATGTTCCGCAAGGCTTCACGTGCGGCATTCACATCCGGTATCTACCGAGGCATCGAGGAGTTCGTCACGGCGCAGATGCCTTTCTATAAAGACCTCACGCCGGACGGGATCGACAAGCTGACCACATCGGTCTTTACCATCATCGATACCGACGCGCTTGATTTCATGGCCAACTACAACCTGGTGCTTGCTGGCGACGTGCATCGGGAGCTTTCAGACGGCATCAAGCGCACGATCCTCTCCGGTATCGCCACGGGCAAAGGGGCGGACGATATCGTCCGAGACCTCGGCAGAGTCATCGAGGACAAAGAATCGTTCCGCAACGCGGGAAGCAAGGTGTTCTCCAAGGCCCAATACCGGATGGAGATGATCGCCCGCACGGAGACCCTGCGCGCGCACAACCAGGGCCGCATGAAGTTTCACCGGCAGGTCGGGGTGCAGAAGCTCGAATGGATGACGATGGAGGACGAGCGTACCTGCCCGATCTGCGGCGGACTGGATGGGAAGCAGTTCGACATAGACAAGTTTCCCAACATCCCGGCTCATCCTCACTGCCGATGCTGTGCGCTGCCAGCATGGCCGCTGGTGATCTGTGGCGGAGAACTCGACGCGGCAGCAGCTTCCGGTCAGAGCGCATGCATCCTCCCTCCCCAGGCGATCCACGAACAGGCCCAGCAGCAGGTCGAAGAAGAAAAAAAGCTCAAGGGCGCGTTCGAGTCAGGCGGCATCGCCGATCTTTCAACCCTCACGGTGAAGCAGCTTCAGACTCTCGCAAAGCAGAACGGAGTGGCGGTCGCACGCACCAAGTCCGACTTCATCAAGCTGCTGGATGGCGTCGAGCCGGGAATCCACCACGGTGATCTCTCAGGCACGGCGCTCCAGGCGAAGATAAAGCAGTACAACATCGCCGCCCTGCGCAGCAAGGACGATCTGGCAAAGCTCCTAGCCGAGAAGCAGGCCGTCGTCAAGCAGGCCAAAGCTCTTGAGGAAGCCACAAAGAACGCCGCTCCACAGACCGACCTGTCCGCTCTCACGATGGCTCAACTCAAGGATATGGCTAAGCAGCAGGGCGTCTCCCTGAACCTCACCAAGAGCGAGGTCATCGAGATGCTGGACTTGCTGGAGCCTGGAGTCGATCACTCCGGCGTTGCCGGTAAAGCCCTGATCGCCACGAAAGCCAAGCACGGCATTCCGCCCTTGAAGAACAAGGAGCAGCTCGTCAAGGCCCTGGAGAAGGTCGCGGGTCAGCAGATGGCTGAGCAGGCCAAGCAGCAGGCTCTCAATGCGGCAAAGCAAAAAGCCTTGAATGCGGCGGAACAGGCTCTCAAGGACGCTTCCTCAAAGGTCGTCATCCCGACTTCTCCCACGCAGTACGAAGGTTTCCTCGATTCGGTGAAAGTGGCCGAAGCGGAGCTGGCGAAGGATTCGGGGCTGCCGGGATCGGTGCTTCAAGAGCACGCCAAGGAGATCGCGCTCAAGAAGCACACATTCGCCCAGCAGGTCTCGGCTATGAAGTCCGGGGAGCTGAAAGACCTTGCGAAACAAACGAAGGTCAAGCACTGGCAGTGGGCGTCGAAAGACGAGCTGGTTTCCCTGTTCACGGAGACGGACACCGCGAAGGTATCGGCAGCTCAGGTAGGGATCGAGGCAAAGCATGTCAAGTGGGCCGAGAAGCATCTGGCAAAGCCGGGCAAGACGGCTCAGCCTGTGGCCAAACCCGCAGCGCCTGAGCCTGTCATAGGCGGGACCTCGAACACATTCACGAAGAAGGGCTCCGAGTTCGATACCGTCGATGCTGCTTGGTCTGAGACGGGCAAGCCTGAGAAGTTCAAGTATGTCGGCAAAGCCAGAGTCGGCGGGGCGCATGAGAAGGAGTTCTGGGTTGATGAGGATGGAGATAAGTGGCTCTTCAAGCCGGTTGGCATATCATCTGGTGACTTCGTCGGCTACGGCGAGGAGGCAGCATACAAAATAGGGCGTCTTATAGACTCGGACGCAATCGAGGTCAGGACCATACGCCTCAACGGCCGCGTCGGCTCGATCCAGAAGTGGAAGACAGGTCTCGCCAAAGAACACGACTTCTCTGCCATCGACGTCACCGGCCTTACCCACGACGAGATTGCTCAGGTCCAGCGCGAGCATGTGATCGACTGGCTGCTCTCTAACCATGATGGTCATGCGAAGCAATTCCTGCGGGCCAAGAACGGCCATGTCTATGGCATCGACAAGGGCCAGCTTTTCAAGTTCCTCGGCTCGGACAAGCTGTCCATCGACTATCACCCAAATTCAGTCTGCGGGGAGAGTGAGCCGTTCTACAACACGCTCTTCAGGGCAGCGAAGCAGGGCAAGGTGACGGTCGATCCGTCCGTCACGCTGCGATACATCCGCGAGGGGGAGCGCATATCGGACGACGATTATTTCTCGCTGCTGAAACCGTATGTCGAGGGCAGGTTCGGCAGCGATGATCTGAAGAAGAAAGCCTTCTACGACCTGGCGCTCGCCCGTAAGCACAACCTTCGCGGCGACTTCGAGGGGTTCTACGCCGATGTGCTCGTCAAGAAAGGGTTCGTGTTCGAAGACGTTATTGAGACTTCAGCGGCGGGCCGCATCGGGAAAGCGGAGGAGCAGATCATTGAGGAGGCTCATGCCCTCGGCTGGCAGGGCAAGACTCTGCCGATAGACGAGTCGGACATCGAGGATCAGAATGTGCTGATCTTCACGGAGTCAGTCAAGGGAGAAGAACGCACGATCATCAAATTCAAGGTGCGACAGGAAGCGGAGCCGCACATGATGGGAAAGCTCGGCGGCGTGGACAGGAAACCCGCAAAGATAGGCGAACGTCTGCCGGAAGATGATTTCGCCGATGACATCCTGGCAGCCGCGAAGACCGTGAACCACCATACACAGGACGGCAACTATAACCAGGAGAAGATCAAGAAGCTGACCAAGCACCTGTTCACGCTGAAAAGGCTTACAAAGTCCGAAGACCCGGACGTGAAAGAAATGGCTTACGACTATATAAGGTGGATTCATAAAGTCCAGCATGCCGCGCGCGACAAGCAGTCTCTTCCTGAGAGGTTCGAGACATACCTGAAAAAGCATGCCGCCGCGACGAATGAGGAGAAAAATCCTGCTTTCCTGGTCAGGAAGACCAATGGCAGTGTGATCCAGCGCAAGCTGTCGAAAGGCCAGATAGAAACTACCGATACTGCCGTCAGCTACACCACAGCGTTCGGCAAGCGTCCGATGCTGGACGGAGAACAGTATGAGATAGACTTCGGCGATGGCATACGCGCCACATACAGACCGTGGAGCACGAAGAACGATCCGTTGTACGCCCAATCCGGCGAGTTTGAGATGATTATCCCCGACAGCCCACACGCCAAAAACATTGATACGGCCCTCGAACACGTAGAAAAGCTGGGGCTGAAGGCCAATATCGCCACTGCGGAGGACACCGAGCTTCTCTATCTCCAGAAGGCCGCATATATTAGTAAACTCGACAGCAGAATCGATTACCAGGACATTATGCTTCAGCTCGACAAGCGAAACGCGACTAAAGCGGAGAGAATACAGGCCATGCGGGGCTACTGGGAAAAACATCTCGGTGTTCCCGATATTACGAAGCTGCCCGCGTATGATCCTGCGGGCACATATCAGTTGGGGTTCAAGGATAGGAACTTGTCGGGTGGCTACAGGCATCAATACAGGTTCGACATATCCGATAATCGGCTCGAACTTGGGA